TTGAAATACTCATTATAATATAGACAAATAAAAAATTTCTCCTTTCAATATATACAATGTCAAACATTTCAACTGTCGTTCCAGACATCGATGTTAATTTAATGCATAGAGACGTAAAGTTAACCAGCGGACAATCTATTACGATTCGTCAGTGGATCTCTACGAGCTATTCTCAAAACAACAGTACGTGGAGCGCGCCTCCTCCAAATCAGACTTCGTTTATCGACCGTACTATTTACGTAGCACAACCGGTCACAATAGTATATGCAGGCACAACAACAGGATCCGCATTACTTCAAGCGGGATATGATGCATTCCGTGCTTATCCTCTTTCTTCGATTATTGCTTCGACACAATTAACAATAAATAATACAAGTGTGTCAATGCAAACGGCGGAGATCGTTCCAAGAATTAACCGTTATAAGAAATCGAAACATTGGAGTTTAACGCCGACTTTTACAGACAAATACGCTGTTTACGCGGACGGGGTAGGAGCCAACAATAATCCCCTTGGTGTTTATACTGATTGCGTGGATGGCTACATGCTCCGTGGGGCTTTCCCGTGTACTATTGTAAACGGTGCTACATCTTCCACAATCACGGCTACTCTTGTAGAGCCCCTTTATATCAGTCCTTTGATAGATGATTACGAATCCAGCATGGGCCTCTCAAATGTAAGGTCCTTTGATCTTACCATAAATTATATCAGTAATCTTTCCAGAATAATGTCTCATGCGACATCTCTTGCTACTTTATCGGGAATAACTGTTACATTAGGCCAACCCATTATGTATCAGAGGTACATATCATGTCCTGATAATTATGTTCCCCGTGACCTCGTTTATGGACATCAAGATATTAATAGATTTATCACAACTACATCAACACCTCTCACTTCAAACAGTTCGACAACGATTGTCAGCACGAATTTACAGCTTAACGCGATTCCCCACCATATTTATGTTTGGTGTCAAGAAGCAACTGCAAATCTTACATATGCCAGTACTGATACTTTCTTAAACATTAATAATGTTTCGATCAATTTCGACAACAGGAGCGGACTTTTGAGTTCCGCGTCTGAATATGATCTTTATTTAATGTCACGCGCTAATGGACTTACTGATATTACATGGAACGAATGGCACGGTGTTACTTCTAATTTGGCTACAAAGATTGGAACCGTTGGTTCTTTGTTACGTTTAGATTTTGGAAAAGATATAACGCTCCAAGGATCATCCTCATATCCAGGAAAAGTGGGAAATTTTAACATGCAGATGAACGTTGGAGTTACAAATGTTAACCAATCCGCATCGATTGCAAACCCAAGTCTTTACATTATTTCCGTTGTTCAAGGAAAATATATTCTACATACCTCTGGATTATCCGAAATTCAAATTGGAATTTCTCCAGAAGAGGGAGAATATACACCTTTTAGATCAATCGTGAAACATTATGGTGGTAGTTTCTCCGATTTTATTAGCAAGGTTGCAAAGGTTTTTACACCTGTAAACAAGTTTTTGAGAGATAATAAGGTTATTAGCACCGCTGCGGACTTTGTGAGTATGTTACCCATACCCGGTGTTAGTAATATAGCCTCTACAGTTGGAAACGTTGCGAGACGAGTTGGTTATGGTTTACCCGGAGGTATGGTGTCAGGAGGTCAATCAACCTCTCGCGCTGAACTTCTTGAAGCCGTTAGAAGAATTTAAATATCATATTTTTAATTATTTATAAAAATAATTAAAAGTTTAATAATCACGTGTAAACATTACTTTAATATTTGCCGAACTCTTGACAGGTAGAAGCATCTCTGTCAACGTTCCATTCACATCAGCCCAATAAAAATTAAAATTAATTGAATAAAAAGCAACATCAGATGTCATTTTCGCGGTTCTATATGGAAAAACAGCATTATATACTATATTTTCATAGAAATTCTGACTTGTGATTTCATTTGGACAAAAGTCTTGAATGATCGGAAGTGAGACTGAAGAACCAATATATTCCGCTTGAATAGGTAAATCTGTCGTTATAACTACACGATCAAAATCTGTCGTTGATGAAAAAGAACTAGAATTTTGTTGCATTTGGAAATAATTAGTATTATAAGTATTATTGAATGCATTTCTAACCAATAATTGGTATTCATAAGTGGATGCTCCTGTATAAGTCACTGGTAAGCCTTGTAAGAACTTAAAACAAGTATTATTACAATATATGTTTATGGGATGCGCAATGGTTGAAACATAATAAGTAAGATTAGCGATTAAACTAATAAGTGATGTTTCTACATTATAAATAAAATAAGGTTTATCGGTTGTAGGTAAGGCACCTAAAGCATTTAAAGCCGTCCAACAAGAGACAAGTGTTGTATTCATCATATCAATTAAATGTTGGATTTCATAAACTTTTCTATCAGTTGCGTCTGCTAAGTTTCGAGATTCAAAAACAATCGGTAAAGTTACAGATTTATTATAATAGTTCAATGTAAAATAATAGGTTGCATCCTGAAAAGTAAATATAGGTGTTGAAAAATTTGGAACAACGAAACGAACAACTGAAGCAGTCCAATCACTAGGTTTTTGAATAAACGGGATATTCAGTGAAGCGTTAAACCTGACGGGAATTTCTGAGGTTGTCGTATTTTTTACTGATAAATTATAAAATTTTTTCGAAATAGGTTTGTCCAATTGTATCATTCTATATATAGAGATATGAGAGATTATAATTTATTAAATAATTTAACAACTATTTGATCCCTATTTTTTTTATTTTTGAATATTTTATAAAATTCGTCATTAAATAAATCATAATATTTCATCCTTATAGCACACCAATGACCACATGTTGAGGTTTTTATATTTTGTAATTGATATTCATTAAAAATAACTTTTGTGTTTGCCTCATATAGTAATTTAGTCAAATATGTAAAATCATGATTTTTATACTTACCATTTGCGAGATATAGTTCATTATCCATTTTTATCCCTAAACTATCAAAAAAATTAATTCCTTCCTTATTTTTGAAGACACAACAAAAATGACCAACATCGGCAAGTTGATATAATATTAAACATTGGGGTAATAATTCATTTATATGTCTTATCTTATGCATATTTTCATAAAGTATGAATTTACAACCTATTTTTCGAACTATTTCATCAGCATTTAACGGTTTGTATATACTCATATATATTAACCTTGCATATTAATAAACATCAGCATTCACCATATATATACCATGTTCATAAGTTATATATTGAGGTGCTTCTCTACTAATGGCAACCCAACGAGAAGGTAATTGGAGAATTTTATTTGTTTGAGGATTAGAAAAACCACAATAGAGTTTTAAAGTATTCTTAATATGATATACAGAACCCGATTGAGGAAAAATAACCAAACATGTCATAAGATTTAATAAGTTTTTTGTCTTTGTGCCAGCCCTTAAATCATGATTTGTTACAATAACAGATGTATTATTATGTCTTCCATTTCGTATCAAATCATTCATTAAAGAATAAAGGTATTCTGTGACTTTGGGGTATTCGCTACTTTCTATGTCATCAAATATAACTAATGAATTATTGAAGTCTTCTAAATGAAAACGATCAACTAATATAGAAGGATCTATCATCACTATATTAAAAAGTTTTTCTGTATCTTTTAGTGTTTCATCATGTTCATTTCTGGTAAACATTATTACATTTCTTTTAAACATTTGTTTATACATCCTCACATACTCTTTTGTGTAATAAGTTTTACCTGAGTTTGGGGGCCCTGATATAAAAAGCATTTCGTGAGCATCTAAAGGCAACTTAACGAGCAACTCGGGTGTCTGAATTGATGGCATTGTGTCCATGTGATGACTTTTTTTAAGGCAAACCTTACTAATATGATAAATTAAAGTTTGTTTTTTGTTAAAATCCTTCTTACAATAGGGACATGAGAATGTAGCCTCATATAAATTTGTTTCTGGGACTGGCTTAAAGACGTTAGATTTAGGTAATAAGTATATTATTTTAGGAGTTTTAGAAATTTTAGCGACTGGTATAGCGTTCTTTGTTTCCTTATAAGTCAAAGACATATAAAGTTATAATATAAATTAAATTTTATGTTTATAAATATGAACAACACCCAAATAATCGCTTAATATACTTTCGAAGTGATTTTTATAAATCCACTGTTTGGCGTAAGTGTTTACTATCATGACTAATTCTTTTTTAACATGTAAATAATCAATTATATTTTTACAATTGTCAATCTCTCTCAATAATTCATCAAGATTGAAGGGAATTGATGTACAATGTGAGATTAACCATTTGATTTTTGATATATTTATGGTTTGTTCGCCTTGTAATAACATTAGGGCTATTGTTTCTAAATAAGACTTTGCTATATATAAATTATTAACATCACTATTTATTAATGAAGCCAATAAAGAAGCCGTGTGAGTATCATTTCTTAGACGTGATAATATCCATGTTCTTTTTAAACCTTTGTAGATAGACTGAAATAATGGTGAATATAAAAACTTTTCGGCGTTAGTGGCAATTGATTTATATATTTCGTATTGATTTATAGGAAAATAATTTATAGGTTCCCCATTTATGTCTATATTGTGAACTATTGAAATCTCTGTCCAATTATCATCTATGTTTATAAAAAAATCTATTTTTAAACCTGAGGGTTTAAATAATAGGTTTAATAAATCATATCTCTTTCCACTTTTAGATATAATATAACCATTTAATATATTAGCATGAGACCAATGAAAAGTGTATAAAACTCTTATATGTTCCTTGAGTTCCTCCCATGTTTTAACATCATGAACATTCTTAACCAAATTTAATTCAAAAGAAGTAAAAGAAGGATCATTTTTCATTTCATTTATCATGTCATTAGGTTTAAAATCTTTTAATAAACCAGAATCCAAATATCCAAGATAATCATCATACTTCTTAATATCTAAATCAAAACCAAGTTTCATGTCTGAAAACAAAGCCCCATTTTTTATCATTCTTTGACACATTTTTTTTAATATATCATAATAAATAAGAGGAGTGAAATGTTGGTTTACTTTTAATATTTCAATTAAATCAACATCTGCGTATTGTTGGAGTTTTCTGTATGCTATTGAACCTATTATTTTTATTTGGTCATCATCTCTATTTGTTAATTTTATTAAGTTAATCCATTTTAAGACTTCGGTTGGATATGCATCTATGGGGTTTTTTGAAAATTCCATATATATATTTAAATGTTATTAAAATTGTTGTAATTGTAATAAAGCCCTTTGACCAAGTTGTAAGGCTTTGTCACTCATTTCATTAGTTTTCATCGTTGCTTCATACCAATCATCGATCACTGTTTTTAATTCTTGGGCTTTTAGATTTGGAGGGTGTATGATACCGGGAACTACATGTCTTCCTTCTTCGCGCATTTCTTCTTCTGGTTCTTCATCTGGTAGTTCTTCATCTGGTAGTTCTTCATCTGGTAGTTCTTCATATTTGCCGTCCATTTGTTCTTCAGAAGGCACCAAGAAAAAAGATTCTGCGTCTAGATCTATGTTTTTAACAAATATTTCTTGTTTGAATTCCTCAAAATTAGATTTATCTGTTGATTTTACCACTTGTTCAAATAATTTTTTAAATAAATCAGTTCGGGATCCTTTTCCTGCTTTAAATTTCTTTTGTTCTGACTTCCATTTTTTCATAAGGGATGGAGTTTTTACTAAATGATGAGCCATTTTATTCAATATATCTTTATCATCTTTATGTAAATTATTCCAATAGGCAGACATTATTTCACGAGTAAGTTTTCTTTTTTGTGAATGAAAAAGTTTTGATAATTCAAAATAGTAAATACTGGGACCACTAAATCCCTCACCCATGTGTTGTCCTATACCTTGCATCATTGAATTAAACATGTATATATATGTATATGAATATATTTATTTATTCTTCATTATAGTCTCCACTCATTCTCTTAAGAAAATCTGAATATGATTCGGTTTTTCCTCTCTCGCTTTTATGTCTTTTTAGGAATTGTAGCCATGGATTTTTTGATATTGCTTTTTTACCTGCTTTTTTATTTCTCTTTTTTTCTTCTGCGGTTGACTTTCCTCTATGTTTTTTTGCTTCATCTGTTTTAGAAAAAGATTTCATAAATGATTGCCATGACATAGTATTTTTTGGATGTTCTTTTTTGTGTGCTTTCCATGCTTTTTTTAGTACTTTAATATAAGAGGCATTCATTGCTCCTCCTTCATCATCATAATAAGGCATATTGTATATACTAAGTATATATTATTTTTTATTTATTTAATATTTTATTTATTGGTATATAAAATATTTCAATCTTGAACGTCTCATAATCTTTTTTAGAAAAATTATTTGATATATTTTTATACAACAATTGAAAAATAGTATCATCTTCTATCATGAACTCAGCATCATCTAGAGTCATACCGTGTCCATATTTCATATAAGTTTGAATATCTTCAGTATGATCTAGAGTTTCATCATCCAATTGATAATTCGCTCTACTATTAAATAATCGTCTCATTTTATTATTAGTTATTAAAAAATGAGCCATTGCATCTAATTTTTTTTTATTTTGAATACTTAATAAATCATAACATTTAACTATAATTTTATTTAATGTTGGAAGATCAGATATTTTTTTATTATAGTCTTCCACCTAATCTACAAATGTGGGTATTTGTAATACATAATAAGCATAAAGATGAAATCCAGTGAAAACCATTGTGTATATATATAGTATTTATTTTAATTAAATAAACTACCTAAAGTATCCTTTAAATTTTTCTTAACATCTTTCTTCATTGCTTTTTTTTTATTTTCTCTTAATGCTTCAACACATGAGTATTCAGTTGGGTCTCTGATAATAAGAGATGAATAACTAACTTTTGACATATCAAATAATCCAGAGGTTTCTATTCCTTTAATTACATTATCTAAAATCTCTAATAATCTCAAGACATCTTGACTAATTTCTGATGAGATTGTATTCTTAATTGGGGTTTTTAAAACAGACATATATATATTACATTTATAAAAATATCTTTTGTAATAATATAAAATGTCTTCAAATAGAGTTCAACTGAGAATGAAAGAAATCGCAAATCTTGCGCAATTAAAAACATTAGGGAAACAAACAATAGGTGATGCTATTAATGAAAGTCTTAAAGTAGCCATCAATGATTTTAATGATCAGAATTCTTTTAAAATGGTAGATGAAAAACCTACTGATACAGTTGTTCAAACTGTGGATCCTATTGTTCAACCAATTGAACCAATTGAACCTATTCAAACAGGATTAAAAAAAGTTTTAATAAAAGACTATCCTACTGAACCTACACTTGAAAAAATTGTAGCACCAACCTATACAATTGAATCAAAAACTATCGAAACGGGTATCATAGAAGCAAATACAGGTTATTATTACACTATCACCACCGCAAATCCTAATCCTATAATGTATATGTGTTATGGTATTGTATGCAAAGATCACATCAAATATGATACTCATGTTGTAGAGTATTCAGATAATTCAATTTGTATTGAAATTAAAAATAATGATAATGTCGATCATTTAATTTCAATCTCATATATTGCTTATTTTTAATCACATAATATAAATAGTATATATTTATATTAAATTAATCTGAATTTTTAATAGTAATACCTAAGAAACCCCAATGTCTTTCATTATCAATTTGTTTTTTTATTAGTTTTAGTTTCATATTTTTTGTCAAGAAAGATTTAATTTTTGGGGCTGACATTTCTGGGTATTTTTTATTTACTTCTTCATAAATTTCTTGTGATTGAGTAAAAGAATTAGGATTTGAATAATTAAAATGTTCTTTGTAATACAATAATTCATCTCCTGCTTCCATTCTATATTCTTTTATTGAATTAATAACATCATCGGTATTCTTAACTGGGTGGTTTATATAATTTTCGATAACTAATTGAATAAAAGCGTCAACATATTTTTTATCTTTTAATTTCTCTTTTAGATTTGGATCTGCTTTTTTCTCATATGGTTGTAAATCGTTTATTTTTTCCTTTTGGTCATATTCTGACGGGTTAATAAATTTATTAGGAAATTCAAATAAAGTCATATGTTGACAAGTATCTATCGGTCTAATTTCTGGTATATCATTCATAAAAATCATAATACGACCACCAAATATGAATTCTATTTCCAATTTATATAGGGCTCTTGATTTTTGTTTATCACCTCCTGATAATAGAGATTTTATTAATACGCCATTTATAACTGATTTTTCATTTCCGTTATCCACATCACCCTCATTCATAAATACTAAACGGGAATTCATATGAGGTATTAACCACATTCTATTTTTAGCCTCATCGGATTGACCTATTCGTTTTGTTAAAATCAAATTATTAGCATTTGCTTCTGTTGCATATCCTCCGAATGATTGAGTGAATAATTGTGTTAAAATTCCTTTTCCGCAATCTCTCAAACCACGTCCAATCACGAAATCTTTATCTTCTATACATCCAGCCAAACCTCTCGCTCCATGTTGTAACATATTTATAGTTTGTTGTTCGTTCTCAAATATGGTATTCAATAATTTCATTAATTCTTCTTTTGTTGGTTCATCCGTATTATTTGGATATTTTCTATTAATTCTTATCATTGTCATGTCTTCTTGTGTTTCTTGTCTAAATTTATTTATAGAAAAATCATAAACTCCATCATTAAAAAATATTTTTCCTTTTGATTTAATGCGTATTGTTTCTATTAAATCATCATTTAATGGACATGTGTATTTAATCAAATTTAAAAGAGTTTTTACACCAGTTATATTTTTTGAATATGTTTTATATCTTCCAAAATTATCCATAGTTACTATATCCATATTTATAATTGTAGTGACTATTTCACGTTCCACTTCTGCGGTTTCATTAGTCCAACTATTCGTTCCTGTTGTTTTAACATACACATTATTTTTACATGAATAAATAAATCCTTTCATTTCTTCTAATAATTTATCGCATGCTTGCTTATCATTTTCAACAACTATACGGTTTATTTGTGCGGGCTTTAATCCTTCAAGATTTATTATTTCATCTTGTGGTTTACTTACGAATGTCATTTTATAGCCCGTCTTTTTCTCGACGTATAAACTCATTTGTTCTAAATTTTCATTGGATGGTGTAAATATAGATTTAAGAATCATAAAACCATCGAAGCATAATACTAAGTTTTTAATTGGTATACTTTCATTTTTTAGGTGGCTTATACATGACATTAATATTTGATTTTCTATTTCACACATTAAATGACCACATAATTTTCCCGCCAAATTATAAACCTTTGAGTTGTCCATTGGGTTAATTCCTTTTGTTCCAACATCTATATGTTTATTATAATTCTTTATTTTTTCTATTAGTCCTTTATTATCTATGTCTTTCATCATTTTTTCATGAATTTGTTTGATTTCAGATTTAAAGGGTTCGAACCATTTTGTTTTCGATATTGCTGTGTCAGAACCATAGGATACGGATAATTTAATTCGTTTTGCTTGTCCTTTGGTTAGATTATCGGTTTTCATGATATCTTTTATATATTCGTCGTTGTTTTTGACAGATTTTTCTAATTCGGGACATTTCCAACCTTTCTTTTTACAGTATTGGACTAATATTGAATGATGGGCGTTTTTCATATCTATGTCATAATAAATCTCATTTGTTATTGTATGTCTTATTTTCCGTGTCATTGATTGTAAAGATAATTGTTTTATTGCGTATTGTCTGCCATCATCTTCTTTCAAACGTGAATATTTATAAGAAACGGGTATTTCCGCTATGTCTGAATTGTTGTTCTTTCTTGATTTAGTCAAATACGTATGAACTAACATTTTTAAATTGGCATCTCCTATGTGAGCGGTTCCATCTTTTAAATCTTCGGGCATGTCATCCCAATTGTCATGTATTAATTGTAATTTCTTGTTGTCAAACAGTTCTGTCGATTTGAAGGATGCAATGATATTCATAGCAACCTGGTGTTTTATATATATCCATGTATATATAAAAAATAAAAAAACCCGCGATATTCTTTAAAACGCACTTATTACAATTTGTTTATGTTTTAATCTGTAGTTCCTCATATACAATCTTTTATATTCTTGTAATTTATCCATATATTCTTTATCTTCTCTCTTTTTTTTTTGATAATTATTAATTGCTTTTCTTACATATGTAGGTGTTTTATATTCTTTAGTTTCATTCTCCATTTTTCTATATGTGATTATATATATATCTTGAGAAAATAAAGTAAAAAGTAAACCTATATATTAAATATATAGGTGCGTTTAAAATGTTAAATATTATATTTAGCCATTACTGTTTTATAATAATTATTTTGTGGAGGTGTTAGAAAACGGCTATCTTTAATATTAATAAGAAAATTCTTTATTTTATCGGGTATTTCCTTTTGTATTATTTTGTCAATTAATAAATTCCTTTCATTGTTTTCTGCCGTAATCTTAGGATTTTTAGCCCATTTTATAAATTTATGGCAATACTTACATGTTTCTTTGCCGTAATGTTTTCCACTTTCCATTTTTACTACTTCAATTTCCCCATCGTATTCATAGCAACATTGTTTTTTTTTACTCATTTATATATCTATATAATCTATATAGATATATTAATTTTTATAATGCGTTTAAAAAGATGAAATATTATTGACCGATAGCAAAAGTTTTATAGTTACCACTCATAGTCCATTCGCTTATTTGTCGTTTTAGATCAGTGTATTCCGAATATATTGGTGTTTTTAAAAACGCATCAATCGTATCTACAAGTATTAATCTCTCGCGTAGTTTATCGATATCTATTTTATCCGTCATTTCTTGTTTAAAAGTTGTTAATTCTTTTACTCTTTTGGATATACAAAGACTAATATAGTCATAACTACTTTTAATTTCATTTAATCTCATACATTTTTTAATAATATCCTTATTTTTCTCGAAGGATGTTTCTTTAATTTCGTCTTTTATTTCTTTCAAACTTTTCATCAATGCGATACGTTCTATAGTTTTAGATTCCATCTATATATAATCTATATAGATATATTAATTTTTAACGGTGCGGTTTTATTGTTTTATTGATAGTAATCTATATTGTCAACTAAAAGGGTATAGGGTTATTAAGTGTCCAGAGTGTCCAGAAAATAGCCCTTTCCACAAAAAGGTTTTTAATATATATAAAAATACCTCAAAACGTGTTTTTTTATAGAAGTTTGTTGAAACACCTATTTTCTGGACACTCTGGACACATTGGATCCATCTATCTTTTTTTCGTGGATTTATAGGTATATTAAGCCTCTTTATTACTTTTAAGGTCATGTTTTTTTATAAATTTGGTTAAAGTTGGTCTAAAAGGTTGGATCCATCTATCTTTTTTTCGTGGATTTATAGGTATATTAAGCCTCTTTATTACTTTTAAGGTCATGTTTTTTTATAAATTTGGTTAAAGTTGGTCTAAAAGGGTATAGGGTTATTAAGTGTCCAGAGTGTCCAGAAAATAGCCCTTTCCACAAAAAGGTTTTTAATATATATAAAAATACCTCAAAACGTGTTTTTTTATAGAAGTTTGTTGAAACACCTA